GATCTGGTAAAGCTGAAAGCCGAACATCCGGAACTGTTTGCCGAGATTGTTGCCCTTGGTAAAGTAGAAGCTGAAACAGCTTTTGCAGCCATTAAAGCAGGTCTTGATTCACAGATTGCGGGACTTACGGCTGACAACGAAAAGTTGACCGCTGATAACAAAGATGTCGTCACCCGAGTTCTTTCCCTGGAGAAAGAAGCCATTCTCCGCAAGGAGCAGGGTATTAAGATGTCTGCGGATTCAGTGTTCACGGAGAAAGTCAAAGGAACGAATATTCCGGAAAGACTTATTCCCAAAATCAGGAAGCAGCTCAATCATGAAGCTTTTGTCAAAGATGACAAACTGGACGTGTCTGCGTTCTCAGCAGCCGTTGATGCGGAATTGAAAGACTGGGCTCCTGCTGAAGGGGATGAAAGTTCTATTCTCGGTATGAGTTTTGCAAAGTCTACCGGTGCCGATGTCGGTAACGAAGATTCGATGGTGACTCGGATGCTGTCCCATGTCGGACAGACCGCTCACTAAACAAAATTAAGGAGGAATTAAAATTATGCTTACTGCGATAAGAAGTAGTATTCCTCAGATGACTCGTTACCCTGAAGGTACCGGTATCAAACCTTTGTTCCATTCTGCACGGGACATTGCTTTGATTCTTGACAAAACGATTCAGGCAGGTTACGGGTATCTGGAAGCAGGAACAGTAATGGCCATCAATCTTTCCACCGGCAGTGGTGGAGGTTACGGTCAACTGATTCCTTTTGTGCCTCTTTCTGGGGATGTTGTTCTCGGAGCCGATTCTGCAAAGGGTGTTGCTCCCGTTGTCATGGATAGCATCACTGACCACGTGTATGTGTCTTTGACGGATGCTTACAAGTTCAAAGTCGGTGATTTTCTGTATGCTGACAATGACAGTGATGATGGTCCCATTTCTGGTGGTGTTATTTCTGCCATTGATGTTACCACTTCCACTCTGATGGCAGACATTACCGTTGCTGCTCTTACGGCTACTAATGTGACGGTAGTTAAGAAATCGTATGCTTACGTCATGGGCGGAGCAAGTGGCAATAACGAAGCTGCTTATATTCTCGATAAGGACGTAGACACAGGTGTAGGTTCGGAAGCTCTTGGTGCCCTTTCTTCGGTTGTGGTATCAAATGCTATCCTTTACAAGAACAGTCTTATTAACATGACCGCAGCAGCCATTACGGATCTCGGTGTTGTTGATGGACGGTTCTTCATACTGAAATAAGGGGGTGGACTGATGAAAGGTTCGACAGGAATTCCGGCTTTGCAGCTTATCACCTTGAATAAGCTGATCTCCAAGTTTGTCAGACCGCCCAGTAACTATTTTACGAATCTGTTTCCGACTGCCCAGTATGATTCGGATACGATTGAATGGGAACTGGAATACGGATCTGGCGGTATGACTCCGTTTGTTGCTCCTGGTTCAGTAGCTCCTGCTATCGGTATTGATGGCATCGGGTCGGCTACTGCAAAAGCAGCTTTCTGGAAAGAAAAAATGTACTTTGACGAAGAGTTCCTTAATAACATGAGAGAACCCGGAACTGTGGCTACTTACATGAAAGCTGAAAGACAGCTTGCAAAAGGTGCCCAGAAACTTCGTTGGAGAGTTGATCGTCGGCGTGAATGGATGGTTGCCCAGATGTTGTTCAATGGCACTCTTACCTATCAGCAGGCGGGTGGTATTAAATTCTCTGTCAGTTATGGTATTCCTTCAAGTCACCTTGTGACTCTGGACGATGATCGTAACTGGAAAGACGGCGCCAGTAGAAACCCTCTTGAGGACATCTTCGATGCCAAACAGCTTCTGGCTGACGATGCAATGGTTGTTCCTAATCATTCTATCATGAATTCCCAGATGCTGAAGGTTCTTCTTTTCGATGCCAATATCCAGAATCTCTTGAAGAAGAGTGCTTTTGGTGAAGGTGATCTGTTTAGCAGGCCCGCTCAGGTTATCGGAACTCTTCTTGGTATCGGAAATCTCACAGTCTATGATGAACTGTATGAGATTCAGGCGTGGCTCACTACGACTACGGCTTCTGGTACTACCATCTATCTTGATGATGTGACGGATTTTGAAGTTGGTGGAAAAGCCCGTTTCTTCAACATGAAAGCATACAACACTTATGAGGACGAAGTGATTACGGCCGTAGATATTCCGAACGGAACTATTACTGTCGGTGCTGCTCCTACTACTCACTTTGTCGGTGGGCAGGATAAGGTTGTTATGCGGAAAAAGTTCATCCCGGACAACGTGTTCTTTATGTTTGCTGATTCCCAGAACGGTTCAAAGATTGCCGAGTTTATGGAAGCTCCTTATGGCAATTCCCGTCGATGGGGATTCTTTGCAGATACGAAGGATGAATGGGATCCTGAAGGTATTTGGCTGAGAGTGCAGGACAAGGGTCTCCCGGTTCTGTATTACCCCGATACCACTTACAAGATCACGGCTTTTGATCTGGATGAGTATTAATTCGGAGGAGTAACTCATGGCTAAGTGTGGAAGTGGTGGTAAAGGTACCAAAAAAGGACCTAAGAAGTAAAAGGAGATCAATCAATGAAAGTTGAATTGCTCATAAATTTGAAAATCAGGAGTGGTCAGGTCGTTGAAGCTGGAACAATTTTTTCAGACGAACATGTCCCCATTCCTGAGTCTATTATGCGGCGAGTTCAGCGGGGTACGGCGAGGATCATATCTTTGTCTGCCCCACTTAAAAAAGAAGTTGTTCAGGAACAGGTGAAAGAACCTGTAAAGGAGACAGTGCCTGTTCCTGAAAAAACGAAAACAAAGAAACCTCTTTTGAAGAAAAAAGGAGAAGATTATGGCTAAGAAACCCCCGTTTCCTCCTAAGAAAGGTGGAAAACCCGTTCCTGGTACTCCGATTCCTCCTGGGAAGAAGGGTGCTGTTCCCCCGAAGAAAAAAGGGAAGTGAGATAAGATTATGGCATCGAGCATACCTACAGCAGATGATTTAGCCGATATCCTCAAGATTCAGCTCTCTTCACTGTCTACTCTTATTACTGAGGATGGGTATGAACTCGTATGTGACCAAGCGGCCCAAGAGCTGGGGTGGAGTTATCCGATAACCACCCCAGCTAAGGTCTTATGGATGGTAAAACGAGGAACTCGTCACGCCATAAATGTTTTAATGTTGGCATCAGCCAACAAATTTCGGTACAAACAAATCAGTCTCAATCATCGTTTCGATCATTTTAATAAACTGATTGAGGAGATGGATAAAGAATTTGAAGCAGCAATGGCGGGAGATTCCGCTTTGTTTGCAGGTGTAGATTCTTTCCGTTTATTTGGAACGAAGATTGATGCAGGTTTTGCTTATACCAAATATGGTAAGGACATTACTTACGATTATGATCAATTGGTTAATTTTTCTCCTCTGGAGGATTAGCAAATGTCAGGACTTGGTCCAGATATTGATGAAGTTTACGAAGAACTCGGAGCATTAGTTTCTATTGTTAATAGAAGTCCTGTTGTTACGGGTCAGCGTGTTCTTTACGACATCAATGCCCAAGCTACAAAACCTTTCATTCGGGAACATCAGTTAGACGCTTCCTTTCCTTACGATACTTTAATTACCACAAATGACGTAATCAAGATAATTGTCTCGGATCGTCATTATATGGTGATGAACAAAACTCCGGAACTATTTGAAAATGAAATCGTGGAATGGAGTTCCGTTCTTTATTTATGCAATATTCCAACAACAGCTCATGTTGTCCGCCCCGTAGAAGTCAGAAACAGTCAGAGTTACAATATGATTTCCGGATGGCAAGTTCTTATTGATTCTCCGATGTATGGTCTTTTGTCTGATCGTATATTTGGAACAGAAATCGAACAGCAAAGTAAAGAAGGTGGTCAGTTTCCGATATGGAAAATCACATTGATTGCTCCTAAGTATTATGCAGTTAAACCGTTAGATCGTCTTATTATTACGGAAACTGAGTATTACAAGATTGAGGCTGTTGAGTCTTATTATTATCCGGGAATGAACCAAATACTTCTTGTAGAAGATACCCGATCTATTTCCACCATTATTGATGGTGAAGTTTACGATGGTTAAAGTCCAGGTAAATAAAGCAGATTTAGCTAAGGTTCTTGCAGCGATTGAAAAAGTAAAGCAGACTGTTCTTTCACAGGCATTATTGATACCAGAAGAAAGTGCTAGAGAATATACAGATTTGATCAGGCAAAACATCACTTTGCAAAAGTATGGTGATTTTGGTCAGCCCCGTAAAAGTAGTTGGAAAAATGCTTATCCGGCAACTGCAAATTTGTTTTGGGAATGGTTAGGCACTGTTCTTTCTGCTTTAGCTCCTTCTATGTTGAGTAAGTCTGCTCAAAGTGTTGCTTGGAGAGTGGGTTTTACAGGACCTTTAGGAGGTTCTGCAAGTGGGGGAGGTAAAACAGCAACTCCTACTAAAACAAAAGTAGCAACAGAGCAAAAGCAAGTTTGGATTGTTACTGGTATAAATAGAACTACAGGAAAAGCAACAAAAAGACTTGCTACTGCGGCTGAGATAAAAGCCATGCAGAAAAGAAAAACTGCAAATGATTTTGAAAAGAAAATCAGCACTGGTAGAACAAAAGGTTACACAGAACATGGCAAAGATTCCGATCTTGTTAAGCAGTTAAATAAAGAAAGAGGTTTTTCTGTGGCAAAAGAAGCAAGAGAAACAAAAACAATGCCGATGGGAAAAGCCCATGAGACTCCAAGAGAAGATAGGGCCCGAAGAGCATTGATAAAAAGAAACCAAATGACCACTGAGCAGCAAAAAGAAGAGCTTTTAAAAAGAGCTAATGACCAAATAGCTGATCGGGCGGCTAAAAAAAGCAAATAGGGCAAAAAATTTAAAAATACAAAAACAACAAAAAATGGATTATAGAAATAAAGAGTAAGATGGCGGAAAAGAAAGAAAGAAAAGCACCAATAAGGAAAGATCCTAAAATATATGCAGGTGTTGTTGAATATGGTTGGCCTGAAAAGAATATTCCTGCCAGACCAATGTTTGGAAGAACTTTAGATGATTATTTACCAAAGTTTCAAGAGAAAGTAAATAAAGCACAAGCAGCAATTTTAGCAGCGTGGAGTTAAAATGTTAAATCCGTTGTCAAAAGAAACAAATGTGAAATCTTCACTGAAGAAGTACTTTGTAGACACACTCGGTGCCGCTGTCACGTTCGACACATCACTCGCCAGCCCTGATATTCGAACTCAGGGGGCAAACGCTTTAAAACAATGGTACAACGTCGATTTTGGAGAGTTTGGCAGACAAGAATTGGCTGAATACCTTTTTGAAATTTACATCTTGTCAAGACAGGATGCAGAAGGTGTTAAACTTGCAGAGAATACGGATACAGTTTTTGGAATGCTTGTTGATTCTTCGATGACTGACGGAATGAAAAGAATTCCATTGTATGATGTTTCTAAAACTCCTTGGGAGTTATTGGGGCAGATGGTTGTTCAAGATATTTGGGATGCTCCAATTTTTGAAGTTCTTGCGGATGAAACTAAAATGAAAATACTGTCGGTTAGATTACGATGGGGAGCGGCAATGTAATGGAAAAGGGAGCGTTCATCAGTTGTCCCGACTGTGGTAAGCGGCTCATTGAAAGAAAGAATAATGGGCTGTGGCATTTTATTTTCGGTAAACCAGGGGGGAATGGAAATACTTTCATTCCAGTGGAAATGTTTATACAAGGCAACCTAAAAATTAAGTGTTTGCGCAGGTCTTGTGGTAAATGGCTTGTGTTAAATTACTTCCCAACCGTATTTCAATCAGAAGATGTCTCTGAACGCCAAAAGACTGTAGTAAAGAAAACTGAAACATTAACATTGAATAAGGAGGTTTAAAATGGCTTTAACGAGGTCGGGACCGTTGACTAAGGACCCCAAAGTAGTTGCACTAGGGCTTGCCCAGATTAGAGTAGGAGTGTCTGCCACAAACATTTCTTTTGCTACTCCTAAATTACTGGCTGCAAATTCTATTGGTGCTCTTGCCAATACGAAGTTTGTAGGCAAAACTGACTTCTGGAAGTTGGAATCTGGTTTCCCTCTTCTTGAAGACTTCACTCTTCCCATCAGAGAATCAGCCGCTCTTGAATGTGGTTTTAAAGAACTTTCAATTGCGAATATGCAGTTGGCTCGTGGTATTGATCCGTCTGATGAGTATTCAGATACAAGCATTGCTCTCGGTGGGCTTGTTGCTCCTGAGTATGTTCGGATGGAAGCTGTCTACACGTTTCCGGACAATCTTCGCCAGATGGTTATCATTTTTCCGAGAGCTAATGTTGTCAGTTCAATGGAAATTGATCTTAAGGCAGAAGATGCGGCAGTTGTTCCTATCACGTTTGAGTCAAAAAGAGCAGACTCCGGCATTACTACAGGTGGTAATGCTGCTTGGGATGACATGCCTCTTGGTACCATCACCTTCCTTACGGGGACGGATATGGTGTAATTTCAAAATGTAATTCAACCTCTCCCGTGATTAAATCACGGGAGAGTTATCTCCAAAGGAGAATGCTATGTCAGAAGATGCAAAGCTGCTCAATCCGGATATTCGAGAGATTGTTTACGGAAAAAAAGAATTAAAGAAACTCACCCTTTATCCTCTTTCTGTTGGTGATCAATTTAAAGTAACGGATATAGTTACTAAAGTTGTTCAGGAAGTAGTTCGAGGACAAAAAGAAGGACAACTTAATGATTTTGTGTTCATGTCTCTTGTTATAGAGGCTGTAGAAACAAATCTTGGAAAAATCCTTACTCTCATTTCAGATATTACCGAAGAAGAAGTAAAAACGGTAATGTCCCAATTAACAAATACCCAATTATCTGTCATTGTAGAATCTATTTGGGAAGTAGATTACGAGCCCATGTTAAAAAAAGGCAAGAGCCTCTTCGATCGGGGAAAGAGCGTGTTCAGTTCGAAGAAATCATCTCCGACTTCCTCCAGTCCTATCCTCAATACAGGCTCGAAGACATCTACCGAAAACGATATAAAGATGGAGGAATAACTTTATCCCAACTTGTTTTATT